GCCCAGCACCGTGACCGCACCGGCTTCAGACACGCGGATCAGCGACGTGCCGCTGACCCGGTACTCCGTGCCGTTCCAGTTGATGCCGCCGCGGTCTACGCCTGGCGCCGTGCCGTTCTGCGTGATGCCATCGGCGGGGCGCAGGTAGCCTTTGTCGCTGATGCCCTGCTTCTTCGGCACCGGCACCATGTTGCGCGGCAGGGCCGAGCGGAAGTCCACCGAGTCATCGGTGTAGATGCCCTTGAAAATATCAATTTGCATCGGACTCGATCAGCGGGCCGGCATCTGCCGCAGGCCATTGGCAACGATGGCTGCGACGGCGGCATATCCGGCGTCGCTAAGGTGAATGCGCCAGCCGCTCGCCTCTTGGTGATAGAGGCCGGTGTTGTCGAATGTGGTGGCGGTGTAGCTGGTGAGGTCGAAAGGGCCGCCTGCGTAGCTCAGGTCGATCAGCCGGTTTGCAGTGCCCGCCCACTGAGCGCGCAACTTGGCGTTCGCGCTGTTCAGATCCGCGTTCATCGCGTCGACCGTGGTCTGGTTCAGCACTCCGGCATCGGACAGTTTGTTGACATACGCTGGCGGCTGGGTGCACACCGCGACATGCCACGGGTTCTCGGACTTCACGGTGCTCACATACAGCAGCAAGTCATCGACCGCCTGCTGTGGCGTGCGGCCGTTGTATATGCTGTTGACCAACTCCCACGCCACCAGCACGCAGACCTTGCCTGAGTTGTAAGCTGCAGTGACATCGGCCCGGCTGGACAGCATTTGCGCGGCAGTCTGGCCCGACACGCCGAGATTGGTGACCGGCGTGCCGTTGGTGCTGATCGGAGGAAGTGTCGCAAGCACGCTCGGGTAGCTTTGCGCCGCAGACGTTGCGAAGTCGCCCTTGGTTAGACTGTTGCCATCGCACACGACGATGGCCTGACCGCTGGCATATCGCAATTTAGCCCTGCCGATCAGTGCGGGGTTCACTTGAAGACCGCCACGCGGGTCGCCGCTTCTTCAGCGCCAGTGGCCCATGTCCATGTGGCATTGCGCGCCGTGGCCGTGCTCTGGAGTTCGTAGACCAGCACGCCGCCGTAGGCGGTGCCGCTGACGCCTGCGATGGAGTCGGAAACCGTGAACCCTGTGCTGATGGCCGGACTCGCAAGGGTCGGACCTTCTGTCAGGAGCGCAATCACCAGGCTGTTGTTCTGGGCTGGAGTGATGCTGCCCGCAGCGAGAGATGTCGCCGACGCAGTCGTGTTCCCGATCTCAGCACTGAACGGTGTGGCGCCAGACCCACTGAAGGCCGCGGCGAACACAGTGGCATAGCCGATGCTGGCGGTGAAGGTGTGGCCGGTTCCGACCGTTGGGCTCTTGCAATAGAACAACTTGGCCGTCGAAAGGCCGGGGCCGGCGCTGCTGCTTGCGGTGAGCGCAGTCCAGGTGTTGCCCTTGTTGTCGGACAGCGTGCGGCCGACGTCCGCCGCGATGCCGACCACGATGAAGTCGGCGCCTGTCGTGTTGATGGCCGCAGTCGTCTGCACACCGCTGCCGTGCGCGAGCAGGCTGTACCCGGCTGCGTTGGACGTGAACGCAATTGACGACGGGTTCGACAGACCGCCGTTGTTCGTGACGCTGATCGTCTTGGCGCCCGTCGATGCCGGGGTGTACGAGAACGTCGCCGTCGGAGTCCCGCTGCTGATTGCCACTGATGTTGGGCTGAACGTGCCGCCGCCAGTTGCCGCAGGGGTGACGGTCACGGTGCCGGTGATCGTGCCGTTGGCGCCGACTGTGAAGTTGCTCGACGCGACGCTGACAGTGCCAGACGTTGGACCTGACATCGTGACAGCAGTCGCTGCGACCTGGTCGGCTGCAGCGCCAGACTGCTGGTTGATGCTGTAGTAGTAGATCCCGCCTCGAACGAAGAACGTGACGCAGTTGCGGACGTTCAGCGAGTTGACGTAGCCGCTCGATCCGTCCCACTCGCGAAAGCCGGTGAAGGTCGGGAAGTTCGTGCCGTCCGCGATCAGGTCAACAGTGCAGGAGGCGCCCTCGGCGGCCCCTGCACTGTTGACGGTGAAAGCCAGTACGCTGCTGACAGTCTGCTGCGCCATGTAGGCAAAGCGGGTCGTGAATGGGACGGCCGTCGCGAAGGGGATGCTTCCGGCGCCAGGCGCCAGGGTTTGCAAAGCCAACGCATAGGCGGCAGAGTCCGCCGCCTCATAGCTCAGCGACTGCCTCCCCGTCAGGTAGACACTCACCGCGTAGTCAAACGGCCCGACAGTCGCATTCCCTTCGAGCGAGCGCGTCTGTCCCTTCATCGGCCCAGGGCCGAGCGTTGCCAGCCCGCTGCCGGTGGTCTTGATGACCCAGCCCTGCGTGAGCGCAATAGCTGCCGATCCGCCGTCTGACAGCGCGGTGTAGCTCACAGATCAGCCCCCGCCCTCGCCCGGCTGGAAGTGCATCACGGTCGTTGTCGAGTCGGCCAGGAAACACACCGTGTCGTGCTCCTGCGGCTTCTCGATGGTGACCGTGGACGACGCCGCGCCGGCTGGGCCCACTGGCGTCTCTGCGACCGTGCAGAGCGGCGTTTCGACGCTGGCCTGGTAGGTGCGGAAGTAGCCAACGATGGTGCCGGCGTTCAGCACGCGCAGCGACTTCGAGCCGGCGCCGAGCGTGATGGTTTGTGATGTCGTCGTGGCCGTCTGCTTGGAGTTGCCGCCGCGCTTGGGCTGGAAGGGTGAAGCAATCGTCATGGGGAACCTCGGTTAGCCGACGCGATAGAAGGCCTTGAACACGCCATCGAAGCGCAGGCGGAAGAAGCCGTTGGCCGCGAGCGTGGTCGGCGCGCCGTTGACCGTGGAGCCGTTGCCGGCCACCGTCAGCGTGGTGACCGATTGCGTGCAGCTCACCAGCACCTCCTGGCCGTCGATGCATGACGCCTGGGCCGGTAGCGTGATGGTTCCGGCCGCGTAGCCAGCCGCAGGCGTCAGCAGCAGGAGGACGCTCGCGCCAGTGGTGGGCGGCGCGATGGCCACGCTGAATCCCGTGGCGGCCGGCGCGCTGTACTGCGTGGTGTAGAGGCCGGAGGCGGTCAGCAAAGACTGCAGGTAGGCCAGCAGGGTTGCCAGCGTGATGGCCACGTCGTTGCCGACGCTGCCAGACCATGCGGCCAGCAGATCGGACGCCGACAGGGTCGTGACCTTCGAGAGTTTGTCGATGGAAGACATCAGTTGGACCCGCCCAGGTTGAGGACGCCGTCATTGGTGTTCTGGATCGGCGTGGTGTTCGGCGTGCTGAAGAACGGCGAGCCAAGATGACGCCAGGTCTTACCGCCGGCACCGCGCGGCGTGCCAGATGAAAGCTGCTGCTCGGTCGTCTGGCCGCTGACGACGCGCGACATCAGGGCGTCGAATGCGGTCTTCGCGGTTGCCTTGGTGCTCTGCGCCAGCGCCTTGCCCTTGCCGGCCGCCAAGTTGACCGCCAGGCCCATGTAGACGGCCTCGACACACTCCGCAGGGATGCCGCTGTCATCGTCCACGCTGCTGCCTGTCGGCGATGCGCTCAGGGTGTAGCCGATGCGCAGGCCCTGCGAGTTCCAGCGGGCCATCATGGCATCCATGCGGCGCAGTGCGGCCTGCTGTTCCTCGGGCGTGATGTCGAACTCATACTCGGCCAGCGCCAGTTCGGCGTAGGCCTCGGAGATCAACTGCGCCTTCGTCCAGCCCACGTCAGACCTCGGCCGCAGCCTTGACCATCGCCGCGAGCTTCTTGTCGCTCACGCGGGACGAGAATGGCAGGCCGAGATTCGTCGCCATCTGCTCCAGCTCCTCGCGGCTGGGCGGGCGCGTGTCGTCGGCCAGGGCTTGCGTTGCGGCAGTCTCGACGGCCAGCTCGGCAGCGGCGGCCGCGGCGTTCTCGCGGTCAGCCTTGGCCTGCAGCGCTTCGGGGGTGCCGACAGACCAGCCGGCGGCAAGCGCTGCAGCCATGCCGTCCGCGTCGTCGACCACCAGGGTGTCGAAGTGGCCGCCGTGGATCTCCAGCGAGCCGGGCGCGCGGTAGAGCATGCGGGGGAAGTCGTTCATGTGGGTTCCTTGTTGGCGCGGCGTGTTTCCCACGCTGCTTTGCGCGCCGCCATCAAGTTGGCGCGCTTCTCGGGGTCTTGCCACGCGGCACGGATGCCGTTTGCAGCCTTTTGCTTGCGCTCTTCGGAGTAGGCGCCGTACTTGCGTGACGAACTGGCGACGCTCATCTTTGCGCGGGTCTCTTCGGTGATGACCTTGCCAATTGCTGCCGCGCTCATCTTGGCGCGGGTCTCTGCACCAAATGTGCGTCCAGCCAACTTCGCCCTTGCAGATTCAGGGAACTGCCAGCCGGATGCCTTCTTTTCTTCCCACACACGCAGGGCGCTTGCAGACCTTGCGGCGCTGACTTCCGCTGTGTTGCTGGAGCGCAAACGCTCAGACACCAGCGCCTTGTATTCGGGATCTTGCCAACGCTTGCGCATTGACTCTGCGATCTGCTGGCGTTTTTCTTCCGGTATCACTCTACCCATTGCTTTGGCTGCGATCTTTGCGGCCACCG